TTTTCGTTTTATAAATATGTGGGAGTAGTATTAGTATTCTAAAATAGCGTAATCATAAGATAATGTTAAACTAATTTCGACTGGGTCAGTTGAGTTTGACCAATCTAAATCATTAAACACTGCGTTATTGATAAATGCACCTTTTAGAGTCCATTGTTCAATCTTATCACCAACAGGTCCTAATAGGTAACATTGGATATCTTTTTTATAGAAATCTGCATATCCATCTCTACCTGTAATAGATTCGTGAGATGTTCTCACCCATTCCATTACTGCTTGAGCTCCTGAGGGAACGATTGGGTCATATAGAGTAATCTCTACATCTTGCCATTCACCTTTTCCTTTAAGTTTTCTTTTAACGTTAATGTGGTCAAGGGTAACAGTTTCAAATTGAATTGAAGGTCTGTTTGCTGTTTTTATAAGATATGAAGGGATACCATCGATTTCCATGATGAATCTATTCTTCATCTTCGGTTCGAAGTTGGTATAAAACATATCGTTAAATTCTAATACTTCTGCCATTTTGTTTTCTCCTAATTATATTCTACTATAAATATAGTTCTTTTTTATTTTTAATTAATTATGCCGAGAATGATGCCCCTGTCGGTAAGATGTTGAAGTCTAACACGATGAATTCAGCAGTTTTTGTTGGTTGTAAGAAAATCTGTCCAGCCAATATGTTTCTGTCAATTACATCAGGTGTGTTATTACTCTCATCCATCACCACTCTAAATGCATACAATCCTTGTCTTTGTTGTATTCCTTCTAAATAAGGATTCACAGTATTTAAGAACTTACCTCTTGTTTGAGATGTATTTTGTTCAAATACTAAGTATCTTGAAGTTGAAGCAATATATTTCTTAACTCTAATCATCAATCTTCTTACATTGATTCTATCAAGTGCAGATGCTTTATCTTGTAAAGTTTTCTGTCCAAATGCAACAATACCTTCTCCAGGGAACTGAGCGATTGGATTAATCTTTCCTTCATATAGTGTATCTCTTTCAGAATGTGTTAATCTGTTTAATACAGATACCGCACCTACGATACCACCTCTATTTAAACCAGCTGGTGCAAACCACTCAGCAGCAACCGCATCGTTTGAAGCGTAAATTCCTGGCATCAATACTGATGGTGGAATTGTTGTTAGTTTATTTGTTCTTGAATCTATTGTTTTAACCCATGGGTAGTAAGTACCTACATAGTTAGAATCAACTGCCTCACCTTGTGAGATTGCATCTGCGATAGTATCACCACCATCAGTTACATCACCAATGAAGAATGCATCTTCTCTAGCTTCTACCATATCAGTTACTTTATCAAATACATAAGAGTGTAATCTTCTTACAACACCAGGTACAGATACCAAGTTGATATCAAAATCATCTGGATTAGATACTGCGTTGATTGCTTTTACATATGCAACTGAACCGTTAGCGGTTGAAGTAGATAAATCAAATCCTTGTGAGTTTCCAGCACCCCAATCAGAATCACCATATTTAGCTGATTTGATTGTTGGTGATACTCCATCGAATCCACCTTGGAAACCTACTATAAATTGTCTTTTATTAACATCAGTTGAATTAGAACCAGTAAGTTCATATCCAAATGCTTTAGTTCCACCTTGTATAGTTACAGTACCATCAAATGCAAATACTGTGTTTCCACCTTGTGTTGCTGATGTTGGTATTGGTGATAAGTAATTGTTGTTATCTATTTTTATAACAGCTGTATCTAAATCTATACCACTATATTGTACTGATTTAGAAGATGTGTTTTCATCTGAACCAGTTGCGAAGATAGCTGATGGTACAATAGATTCACCATATCCATGTGAGTCTACGTTTCCAACATAGATTGGGTTATAATATTTATCATGTCCAAATGGTCCAGCAATGATTGGGAATGAACCTTCTTCAGAACATTGTACTCTAATAAACTTAGAATTGTTTTGGTAATCACCATTCATTGTTTGTTTACCATTTGCATCAATAGTAATATTCATATCACCAATTCTTTTCTTAATGTAGTTTGGTGATGCAGGGTCTAAATTAACATTATTAAATGTTTCTAATACACTTGGTCTCTTATTAGTATCAGAGAATCCTCTTACACCAATTGAGAAAGTAGAATAATCAGTTGCATTTGATGAACCAGCCGCTTTAACATTGAATATTATAATTTTGTATTCTTTATTATAATTAGAACCATCACCGATAGTGTGGAATCTAAATAAATCATGTCTTTCACCAGAAATCAATTGAGATTTTATATATGGTGTTGATGCATGTTGAATAGGGTCTGTAAATGCTTGGTCACCTAAAGTAATTAACTCAGTTGAACTAGAATTAATAGTTGAATTGTTTTCTGTTGCAAAATTTTCAAAGTAATTGTATGCATATGCTGTTTTTGAACCTCTTGGGTTACTACCAAATACATCTCCTATATCATTTCCATTTGCTGGATTAGTTGATGAGGATATTGCGGTTGAACCACTTATTGTGATATCAAATTGTGAACCAACACTTCCTGAATCAGCAAATGATAATGTTGAACCACTAAGTGATGTTCCATCTCCATTGTGTGTTTGGAATATTGTTGATATTAAGTTAACCGATGAACCACTACTTATTACAGCTTGAGGTCCTAGTTCTGTATATCCACCTTGATTACCTACACGAACAATAGTTACTGTTCCTGCATCTCTCAGGTAGTTTTGTACGGTATATCCTGTATAGTATTCTCCATTAGGTGTACCGAATATTTCTTCGAATTCTGATTGTGTATTAACAACGGTTGGTACGAAAGCAGGTCCTTTATGGAAAGGTCCAATTATTGCTGCTCCAATTTGTCCAACTCCTTGTGATATGAAAGAAAGGTCATTTTCTCTCGTAAATACACCAGGTGATACAATTTTTTCTGCCATTTTTATTACTCCTTGTTATGTTTTTGTATAATAATACTCTTATATAAGTATAAATAACTTTTTCTAAAGATTACTTTTTAACTTCTTTAGATTTAGTTTCTTCTTTTTCTATTGGTGTAAACTCATTTGTATTTGGGTCATAGTTTCCATCTCCATACTTTTCGTTTAAACCAGCAAATATTTGCTTTTCTTTTTCTACTAGTTCTTGATGTTGATTAAGTAAATCACTTTCTACTTTTTCAACTTCACCAATTCTTCTTTTCTTTTCAACCGAAAGTTGGCCTAATCTTGTAAAAATTGATGCAACTTCTTGTTTTAAGTTATCTATTTCAATAACTTCATCTTTTGTAAACTTTATTTTTTTTGCCATTTTGATATATTTAATTTAATAATCTTTAGTGTATATATAAATATACATTTTTTTACAAAACGTATTTTATGTTGTAACTGTAAATGATGAGTTACTACCTCCAACAGTTGTGTAAGCAGACCTTAAACCTGATTGTATATTTCTTACTCTTGCATAATATGTTCCAGCTGCTATATCTCCACCTGCTAATTGTATTGAAGATGCGTTCCAATTGGTTTCATCTATAATTGGTGATGAAAAATCAGAATTATTATCTATTTGTACATCATATCCTGTAATACCACCAGAATCAGTATCAGGTGTTCCACCACTCCATGATAAGTTTGGATGTGAGTATGATACACTTGTTGGTGCAGTTGGTCCATCAAAATCTGTATGTGAATTAGTTCCTTTGTTGTGAGTTATATATCCATTAGCTATATAGGTATCTGTATTTGATACATCTAATGATACAATCTCTACATCTTCTTCAATAATTTCAATTGATGAAATAGAAACTTGTTCTACTTCACTACCATTACCTTTTATTAAAATATCTCCTTCACTTAATAAATGAGCTCTTTTAAATCTATAATCACTTCCATCAAATACTAAGAATGGATGTTCTGATGTACATTTTACATCTCCATTATTTATATCATAATATTTACTTGCAAATGAGAAAACTACATTTTCAACTTCAACTTCTCTTTCAAATTGTCCAAGTTCACTTGTATTCCAATTCATATATTCAGCATCACCGAAATTACTTAACTCATTTAATGAATATCCTTGTAATTTCATTCCTTCTTCGGCTTCACCTATTTCTATTGATGTTCCATCTGCCAATTTAATTGGTGTATCTGATGTTAAACATAATCCTGTTGTGTTACCATCGTAAGTATCTATTGAATAAACTGTTTTATCTTTATTTACACCATATCCATTACTACTACCTATATGGTCATTATAACCATCGGCAAAATTACCTCTAATAGTATGTGTTACTGCTCCATCTAAAATTCCATCTGAGTTATCCATTGCAGATACATCAAATGTTGCAGATAATCCACTATTAGTATTTATTGCTATTTTACTTCCAGCTGGTACTGACCAAGTTACATTTCCACTATAAGAACCATTTTTTGATGCAAAGTTTGAACCTGGACTTGATGTTCCTATTGTATATGTTTCTGTTGTTGATTCGATAGCATATGTAAATCCACTCATTGAATTAATGGAATCTACGGCGAATGTAGATAATCCTACATTATCACCTGATGATGGTGAACCACCTTTAATAGTACCTAGTGATACGTTTGCATCTTGTGTTACTCCATTAGCACCTGCTAAATCGTTTAATGAAAGGGTATCTCCTGAGCTTAGTGTTGGCATAATTGTTTTCTCCTATATATTATAAATATCAAGTAATCTATTTACCCATAAATCTTTATCAGAAAAGTTTTTTTTCATATATTCTTTTATATGAGTAAACCATTTTACTTTTTCATCATATGAGGTAGTTACTAACTTAGTATAAATATGTTTAAATTCTTTTTTAGATGATGCACGATATGGATATTCTAAATCTTTACACCATGATGTATGTAATATTGGTAATTTACCATAATCAACCGCTTCAAATATAGAATATCCAAAAGGTTCACTAGTAAAGCAAGAATGAGAGATTCCCCAATCCATATTATAGAATGTATTTTTAAATTTAGAATTATAATGATATATTTTAGATTTAGAGGTATCTAATTTAGTTCCTTGTTTCCAAACTATATTAAATTCTGTTGTGTTTGTAAATATATAAGATTTTAACCCATCTAAGTAATATGGATTCTTTCTTCCTTCACATCTTGCAGCGAAACCAAGTGTATTCGAATCATTTAATGGTAAATTTTGTTTAAACTCGTAAAAATTTGGTATATTTGTATTTTTAAACAATATTTCATATAATCCAACCCATATTGAATTTTTTGACCAATCATTTACCTGTTTTTCCCAACTTGAATCCAAATAAGGATGCCAACTTAACATAACATCACTTCCCATTTGAGATTTTAATATATGGTCTACTGAATTATGTAAAACATTTGAATGTATTTTATCACTATTATCTATTATCGGTTTTGTTGGTGTATAATGACCATGTAATATATTGATTCTTCGTGCCCCTTTACATAATTCTTCAAACTTTTCTATATTATCTCCATGCCAATGAGCTTCTATTGGAAAATCATAATCTCCATATTCTTTTGGTTTTGTTCTATGAATTAAAAGAATTGGCTTTACATCTAACTTAGGTGCAACTAATTCCATCCATAGATTTACCCAAGTATCAGTACCAGCGTTTACCCAAGGGCCTCCACCAGTTGTATAATACACATCATACATATTTTATTTTTTTACGATTATAATTCCTGCAAAAGTTGTTGAAAATACAACAGTTACTCTGTTTACTGAGTTTGTTGTTATTGATTGTGGAAATTCTTGTTGTGAAGTTGAAGTATTCCAACATTGAACTATTGGATATTGTTCACTTAAGTTGTGGTCTACTGCATATGAAGATGCTCCACTAACTGTTTCTTTATGGGTAGTTAAATCTGTTATTTGTGTAGAACCACTAACGATTCCACTCGGAACACTTGTGAAATTACCATAATTTAGGTAATATGTTCCATCTTCACCATCTAGTAGGTTTGCATCTGATGCAACACCTTGTACAACGTGTCCACCTTTTGCAACTACTACTCTACCACTTTCAGTTGATGCAAATGTTACAGTTACTTGATTATCATTTGTTGTTACAATTGAATTTGGTATGAAGTAACCA